GCTAAAAGTATAGATTCGCTGAATGAGTTCTTTGGCACAATGAGTGCTTATTATGCATATGGGATACCCAAGCCCTCTCGATATGGTATTTCTTTTATGGGAAAAGGACCAACTCTTGCACTTGATAGATTATCCCAAGCGGTATATGTAAATACTGGTCATTTTTGGAGATTACTTTCTATGAACTGTGAAAAAGCATCGTTCGCGGCAAGTACCTTGGGAACAAATCCACACAGAATACACGGACCTGTTCGTGAAATGCCCTATGAGAAACTATTTTCTGGTGATTTGTCTTTGTCTTTTAGAGAAGACCATGTTCTTTCTGCTAGACAATTTTTCTCGGAGTGGCAAAGCATCATATATAATAATGAGACCGGTGATTTTAATTACTATGATGATTATGTGGGTGACATAGAAATAATGCAAGACACCTCTGGTCCAACGCAAAAGAACTCATCGGGTATGCCCTTATATGGGATAAGATTAAAAGAAGTGTATCCTAAAAATATACACGCACTAGAATTGGGATACGCTTCGAAAGATTCGTATCAAACACAAACTGTTGAATTGGCATTTAGAGACTGGGAGCCTATAAGATAGGCTTTACATAATTAGGAGAATAAATAATGGCTTTACCAAAACTATCAACACCTTACTACACTATGAAACTTCCCTCATCGGGAGAGGAAGTGAAATTTAGACCTTTCTTGGTGAAAGAAGAAAAGATTTTATTGCTTGCAATGGAATCTGAAGACCAGAAAGAAATGGCTACTGCTTTAGAACAAATCATAACCAATTGTACTGACGGAAAAGTTGATGTAAATACTATTCCGCTTTTTGATGTAGAATATTTGTTTCTTCAGTTAAGAATTAGGTCAGTAGAAAACGAGGCAAAACTTCAAGTCAGATGTAAGGATGATGGTTGTCCTCCCATAAATCTTAACTTAGATTTAAATAAGGTTAAGGTATCAAACCTAGATAAGAAGCAAAACTTCAAAGTTAAATTGACAGATGGTATTGGTTTGATGATGAAATATCCCACATTGGATATGTCTTCTGCACAAACAACACAAACAGAAGATAGAGCATCTTATATGTTTGATGTGATAACAGATTGTATTGAATCAATATATGATGAAGACCAAATATATAAATCATCAGAAACACCAAAAGAAGAGATTACTGATTTCTTGGATGCTCTTTCCTCTGACCAATTTCAAAAGGTAGTTGCATTCTTTGAAGGGATGCCAAAACTAGAACATAAATGTGAAATTACCTGTCCCTCTTGCAAGAAAAAGAATAAGGTGGTTTTACAAGGACTCCAAGATTTTTTCGGGTCTGCCTCTCCCACAACAGTGTAATGAATTTAATGACTGTTAATTTTTCAATGGTACAGAATCATAGATGGGACATAGAGGCTTTGGAGAATATGATGCCTTGGGAAAGAGAAGTTTATGTTATTATGCTAAACGATTGGGTGAATAAAGAAAATGAAAGAATAGAGAAAGAAAACAGCCAAATGCGGGCAGCATCGAGAAGATAATAACAAATGCCAGACGAACCCAAAAACCTTTCAAACACAACCGAAAACCTCAAGAAAGTAAATGAGAAAACGGCAAAGGTTGTCGATGAGACTTCTGAAGTTATTAAAGAAACTTCTGAAGTTGTTGATGAACAAGCAAAGGTCAATAAGAAAACGGCAAAGGTTGTCGATGAGACTTCTGAAGTTATTAAAGAAACTTCTGAAGTTGTTGATGAACAAGCAAAGGTCAATAAGAAAACGGCAAAGACTGTCGATGGGACTTCTGAAGTTATTAAAGAAACTTCTAAACTTGTTGATGAACAATCAAAGGTCAATAGGGAAACGGCAAAGACTGTCGATGGGACTTCTGAAGTTATTAAAGAAACTTCTAAACTTGTTGATGAACAATCAAAGGTCAATAGGGAAACGGCAGATGTTTTTAGAAACATAACTTATGCTCAGGACGAAGACCGACTGGGCATGGCCGAACGAGCCAATAAATGGAAAGACACTCTCGAAGATGTAGAGGCAAAATACTCTAATTTTAATATGGAACTTGTTAGTGAGATTACTAACTTTGGTTCAATAATAGAATCTGCTGCCACTCAAGCAGAAAAAGCACAGCAGAGTGCATTGGGTGGTATTTCAGAAACAATGACCGAATCAATGGCCACCTCTCTATCATTTAGTGAGAGGTTTGCATACCGAATACACGCTCAAGCAGATAGAAATATCACTGCTATGAATCAAGTGGTAGAAGGTATGGAGGAAATGAAAACCGAAACTGGTAAGTTTATGGAAAAGAGAATGGTTACAATGGCTAACCAACTCCTTACCGCAGACCATAAACAAGCAATCGAAATAAAAGAGCAAATGACTGCCCTCCGAGAAAGAGCATATCTTCTTCAAGGAGAAGAGCGTGAACGAATGCTTGCAATGGCAGACTCAATGGAAGCCGGAATGGGTCAATTGACCAGTAGTGCTTCAATTTTTAAAGAATCAATTTTTCAGACTCTTCCAAAACTTGACAACTTTGTAGAAAATACTTTATTGGGTGGTGGTATTCTTGGTAAATTTGCAGGTGGGTTGATTCGTGCCAGCAAAGCAAAGAAACAAGCACAAGCGGCCACAGACATCCAACTCGAACAAACCGCTCAACAAGATTTTGCAAACGATGAATTAGCCCGTGCGAGGGGTGCAGATGCTATAATGGGCGGTACAGGCGTACTTACCCAAGAACAAATGCAAAGTGTTACTGATAGTACCAACAAGTATTTGGCAGAACTTGTATCTCAAAATAGAACCATACTTGGTCTTGGAGAATCGGCAGAAGATAGTAGAATGTCGGAAATAGAAGCCGCTGCCGAACAAGAAAGAGCAATAGAAAGAAGACATCAAGAACAACTTGACAAAGATGGCCAGACAGTAGAAATTTCAGAAGGTAAATGTGGTGTCTTTAGTAAAATAATGGGACTGCTTAAAGGAAACTTTATTGGGGCTGCGGCCGCTTGGTTGATGTCACCATTAAAAGCAGTAGCAGGTACTGTGATAAGTGGTATTAAAACAATTGGTGGCGGTATGGCAAAGGTCGCGGGTTCGTTATTACCAAAAAGTTGGTCATCAAAGATTGGTGGTTTCTTTGGTAAATTAGGAAAAGACCAAGCCGGTATGGTAAAACAGACAAAGAAGAGTGGCGGAATGCTTTCTTCAATTGTGAAAAAACTAAGCAATACGGTGAAAAGTATTTTTGGTGCTATATCAAAAGTATTTAAGGGTATTGGTAAAATAATAAAACAGGTAGTTGATGTTATTATGAAAGTCCTTACGAAAATAGGTAAGGGTATCTCTAAGTTAATGAAAAGCCTTGCCAAAGGCATTAGTCATTTTGGGTCGTCAAAAGTAGTCAAAGGTGCATTTGCTTTATTGATTGTTGCCGCAGGAATTTTTGTCTTTGCAAAAGCAATGACTCAATTTGGTAAAGTAACTTGGAAAGCAGTTGCAGTAGGCGTAGTATCAATGACCGCTTTGGGTATTGGTATGGCGTTTATGGGCAAATTAACAAGTCATATACTCAAAGGTGCATTTGCTTTGTTGATTGTTGCCGCCGCAACTTGGGTATTCTCCAAAGCAATGATAGGATTTAATAGTATAAGTTGGAAAGCAGTTGCAGTAGGATTAGTTACAGTTGCGGCATTTGGTCTTGTTATGGCTGGGTTAGGATTCCTAGCCGCACAAATTGCAATGGGCGGTGCCGCGATGATAGTTGTTGCCATCGCTGTGTTTTTACTTGGTAAAGCAATGAAAACATTTACTAAGATAAGTTGGAAAGCAGTCGGTGTTGCTATAGTATCACTCGTTGCTTTAGCAGTAGCAGTCGGTGTCTTGGGTGCTATTATGATGAGTGGTGTCGGTGCGGCCGCTATTGTATTAGGAGCAGCCGCATTAATAATCATTGCTGTTGCTGTTGGAATATTAGGACTGGCACTCATAATATTCGGTAAAGGCATTAAAGGAGTAATGCCTATCATTCTGATGTTTGGCAAAATCATAACGAAATTAATAGACACAATAGCAGATGCATTCAAATTTCTTATCAATTCAATAGTTCCAATAATAGAAGCAATTGCAGGATTAATAACAGCACCAATAAAAGCAATCGGTGATGCCATATCATCAGTTATTGATTCGATTTCAGGAGGTTTTGCATTAATAATAGACACTGTTGGTGATTTAGTAGCAACAGTTGGTGAAGCAATAGCAAGACCAATTGAAGCAATTGGTGACGCAATAGCATCGGTTGCAGGAGCAATCGGCGATGCCATATCATCAGTTGTTGATTCGATTTCAGGAGGTTTTGCATTAATAATAGACACTGTTGGTGGTTTAGTAGAAACAATTGGTGAAGCAATAGCAAGACCAATTGAAGCAATCGGTAATGCAATAGCATCGGTCGCAGGAGCAATCGGTGATGCTATTGTTAATGTTGTAAGTACAATTACAGACTCATTGATGGCACTTTCAGGAGAAGGGGTTGGTTCTGGACTCAAATCAACTGCAAGTGGAATCTGGGCATTAACTAAAGCAATGGCAGGATTCTTAGCAGTACAAGTTGGTGGTGGTTTCCTTGCTTCAGTAGGAAACGCTGCCGCGGGTGTAGTCAATTGGATTGGTGGATTGTTTGGACAAGACAAAGCACCCAATGTAATGGATGTTCTTGCCGCAATAGCAACTTTCCCACACAAAGCATTGAGGAAAACACCCCCTGCACTTGATGAATTTATTGGGGCAATTCAAAGATTCTCTTCAATGGAAATTGATGGAGATACTGCAAGAGAAACTATCGGAGTTGTTGCAGGACTTGCAGGTGCAATTCAAGCATTCCAAGCAGGTACGCCTGGACTCCTAGAAAATCTAGGTGATTTAGTTGGCGGTGCATTATCTTCCGCTACAGGATGGTTGGGTAGTTTGTTTGGTATAGAGAAAACAGAGAAAGAAGGTCCTCTTGATATACTAGAGAAACTTGCCGCATTTGCACCAAAAGTTGCAGTTATGGGACCAGCACTTAGTGAGATGGTTGAAGGTATGTTGTCTCTGATGGCGTTTTCAGATGCAAAAGTTGACGCAAAAGCATTTAAACAATTTTTTAGTTTCCTCGCAGGTATGCCTTTAGGTGTAATGAAACGAAGTGCTGATGCGATAACCGAACTTGCTGATAGTATTGACCATCTTGCCGATTCAGTGGCAGGGCTACCAGAAATTCAAGGTATTGAAGGTAGAACCGCAGGTGGACAAGCCCTATTAGCACAAACTGGTAATATGGTTGGACCTGGCGCAGTCATAACACAAAACCAAGCACAAAACGAAAACTTAAGGGAAGAACAAAGTGCTTTACAACTAAGTGCAACAGCCGGAGGTCCAGCAGTAAACACATTAATTAATAATGCACCAAACACAAATACTACAATGGTAATGCCACCATCACCAAGAAACAATGAAGGTTCATATAGTAGAACTTCAACTTACCGTGTGGGTGGCGCAGCCTTCTACCCAGGCGGGTAAAAAAAAGAGACCTGTCCGAAAACAGGTCTCTTTCTTCAGCATAGGGGAAAATAACTCACCCTTCTTGTGCTAGTTTCTCAAAGTACGAGAGTGCATCGCCGGAATCTCCTTCATCCTCATTGAGTTCATCGGCGGCTGAAGGCGCTGAAGTACCTTCAGTCTTAGAGGGGAATGAAACATTTTCTGCTGTCTTTGTTTCGCCAACAACATTTCGAATGTTATCACCAATTACTTGATGAAGTCGTTGCTGTAAATCTTCATAAGATTTGAAATTTGTTGGTTCGACAAATTCTGCCAACTTATATTGGGTTTTCCAAAGTTCTTCTAACTTTGCATCATCACCCTCAAGAAGAGCAGATGAAGTTTCAAATTCACTCTTATCATAGTTAGTGAACCCTGCAACCTTTCGAACCTTCAAACGGAAATTAGCACCAGTCCAAAAATCAAAAGGATTAATAGGCGTTTCATCCTCAAACTCAGGTTGCATTGCTTCCTGAATTTTATCAAAAATCTTCTTTCCGTACTTGAATAGGAAGATTTTTCCTTCGTTCTGCGGGTTGGCAGGGTCACTAACTATGTAAATATTTGAAATATAATTCAATCTACGCTTACGGGCGCGGGCAATATCCTTATCAGATTCAACACCACTGTTCCAAAGACGAGTGTTCATTTCCGACACAGGGTCTTTCTCGCCAAGTGTGGTGCGAGAGTTTTCAATGTACCAGCCGCCTGGTCCCTTGAACCCGTGAGAGAACAGTCTTGACCAAGGAACATCTTCGCCTTCAACAGCAGGCAGGAAACGAATTACTGCATAGCCGTTTCCTGCTTTGTCAAGTTCTGGACGCCAGAAACGGTCGTCTTTGT